TTCTTTTCTTTTTTCCTTTTCTGTTCCTTTCCTTTTTTTTAATTAGTTTCTTTTTTTGGTTTGAGAACTATCTTCTCAATCGCCTTAGATTGGTTAGATTCTTTGAGTTCTCTCAAAACCCCCCCTCCCCCCATTCTTCTTAAGACAAAGAAGGAATGAGTTGTTGCGGATCATGAATCCACTACATAGGAGGGGGGAAGAAGGAGGTTGAGTAATCGCCCTGAGTTGGCTGAGTTCTCATCGTCCTGCTACCGAAGACCCCAAACTTGGTAGCCCTCTGGCAAAGAGGCTCCCCATTCTTGTATCCGGGGTCTCCGGTAAAGTCAACGGGTTAGAACGGAACTTCTTCTACTTTCTTAGGAAGATCTTCTGAGAGATTCCTACAGTCGTGATAAACGCCCTTGTCGTTACATGGAGCGTTCTTCCCCTTTTTGGTCTTGACCCAGTGAATGTCTTGTTCACAATACTTGCACTTAGAGGGCTTTGATCCTGGAGGTAGTTGCCAGACCCAGTTGCCACTGTCGTCTAGGACTCTTGGAGTAGGAGTGCTGTCACCAAACCCTCCCCCTCCAGCAGAAGGTTGGTTTTTTAGAAGATCCCTAATCTCGGTTAGAAGCCCGATTACTTCACTCTCATTGGTATCATCGAACATGATGATCCCCCTTTCTAACCCAGATTATACACAAGGTAAAGGAGATTAGTCAATGGCAAAAAGGGAAGATTACAGAGAAATCCATACAGCCCAACATAAGAGACAGGAGAAGGTTGGTGGTTATTTGATTAGGGAGCATCGTAGGGCAGCCCTTGACAAGGCCATAGATCAGGGTCTCCATTTTGTGGACGCTGTTGCCAAGGCAGAGATCCCCTACGAGGTAGCCATGTCGGCAGTGAGTAATGACTCTGAGTTCAATCATTGGTATGAAATCAGTAAGGACCGTCCCCGTTTGGATAACATCAAGAAGAGGAAGGGGAAGCCCAAGACCTCCCTCCAGATCAAGTCTGACTTTATCAACAAGTTAAGTGACGTTGGATTGTTTGATAAGATAGCGGTAATGGCTGAACAGGCTGACCCTGAAACGGACGAGGGCAAACAAGTCCTTGGATTTTTCATGAGATATGTGGTAAAGGATATACTTCCCAGGGAAACTGCTGCAAAGATAGAGCATTCAGACAAGGCCACATACGACCAACTAACTGACGCCGAGTTGTTGGAAGCCCTGCAGAAGAGGAGACAGGAACGTCTGGAGTTTACCCAGGAGATCCATGACGCAGACAACAAGCGTCTATCACATACTCAGGAGTACATAGAGGAGATAAAGGGATACGAGGTAGAACAAAATGGCAAAGGAGAAACTGAGCAGGGAGACACTCCTTGAAGAACTCAAACTAGAGGAAGAGTTAGCCAGAAGAAAGAAGTTTGATGTTCTGGGTAGGATAGCCCCGAACAAGCGTCAATGGGATTTCATCAATGCCCATTCTCATGAGACTTTGTTTTCTGGATTGAATCAGGCTGGCAAGTCTACGGCATTATGTATCAAGGCAGCGTACCATTTGACTGGCCTATATCCACCAGACTATGTGGGTGTGAGGTTTGATCATTCGATCAATGCTGCCATAGGTGGTGAGACTGCCCAGTCTACGAGGGACTTGCTCTGTGAGCGTCTCCTGGGCGAACTGACGGATCGAGGATCTGGCTATCTACCCTCCCATACCTTTGAGCCAGCAGAAGATATCAAGAGGCTATCAGGTGGCATTACGAACCAGATAGACTTCTTCAGGGTAAGGCACCACGACAAGGATGGTATCTTTGATGGTTATTCAAAGTGTTATGTATTCTCTTATTCCACTGGTTGGCAGCGTCTACAGGGGTACACACTGGACTGGATAGGCATTGACGAAGAGCCACCCTTTGCGGTATACGACGAGTTCAGTGCCAGACTGAATGCCACAAATGGCTATATGGACATCTCAATGACTCCCCTCCAGGGAGAGACCCAACTGTATTTAATGTTTGAGGAGACCAAGGATGTAGAGGCTAGATTCTTATTGAACTACGACATTGAGGATGCCCTCCACATGGCAGTAGAGGACCGTGAAAGGCTAATGGACAAGTATGAAAACCACCCATTGGCAGAGGCCAGACTACATGGTAGGCCAGTCCGTGGTGCAGGATTGATCTACACAGTCCCAGATGAACTTCTCTATGTTGATGATTTCGCAGTACCAGACCACTGGAAAATGATAATAGGTCTTGACTTCCCCCACAGCGTTGGGAACTTCGCTGCTGCAAAACTAGCCTATGACGAAGACAATGATGTTCTATACCTAACCGGAGAGTACAAGGAAGAGAACCAGGAGTCTTACCATTATGCCCATAGAGTATTATGTATGGGTGGTGGTGTTATCCCATGTGCATGGCCTCACGATGCTGGCAGGGGATTTACTGATGGATCTACAGTAGCGGAGCGTTACCGTGATTTAGGAATCAATATGTTGAAGGAGTTCTCTCATTTTGTGAACCCGGAGGGTAAGAAGACCTTTGCGGTAATGCAAGTGATCGAGGACATCTGTGACAGAATGTTCACTGGCAGGTTCAGAGTTTTCATGACTTGTCAGGGATTCCTAAAGGAGAAGCGGCGTTATAAGCATGACAACGGTAAGGTTGCAAAGAGACAGGATGATCACATAATAGATGCTGTTCACAAGGCTGTAATGATGTTAAGGTTTGCGAGAGCAGAAGGAGCGGAAAAGAAGTTGCCAAAGAAACTTCCTATCCTGGACTTCTTTAAAGATTTTTAGGAGTAAGTTATGCCAGACAATCCAACACGAAGAAGACAGCATTCGGTTTTTGTCCTTCCGGGTCCGAGGAGTATGGAAGACTTATTTGGGCCAAATGCAGTAGACGGAAGGGGAGGAAGAGGAATACAGTCAGTAGAGAGTTTACGTAGAAGAATTCCAGAACCAATACGGCAACCTCAAATGGATGTTCTAGGTAGTCCTGGAGTGTGGGGTGGGATTGTTCCGGGTGGAGCGGGATCAGCAAGGTTCTTAAAATATCTGAAAAACCTATTCACAAAAAAGCCACCTCCTCCTCCCCGTGGTGGGACTCCTCCATCGAGAGGGGTGAGAGGTACTCCCTCGGAAACACGGGCAAGACAAAAGGCTGAACACACATGGAAATTGATGCAAGATGCAGGAGGGAGGGGAGCGGCTCCGTCGAACCCACGTACAGCACGTACCACGTTCACTGAGCAGCAACTTTACCAGGAGGGTGCGTCAATGGCTCATCAGTTTCCCTGGACTTCCACGAAAAATGTTCCGTGGAGAAACGCTCCCGGCTCGTCGGATCCTAGAATCCTACCAGCAAACTGGTCGAACAAACTTTCGGAACACGCCAACCAGGCCTATGAGTTCGCAGGACGTAAATCAGTTTTCAGATTAAGAAATAGGACTCCCGATACCCCCCCAATGGTTAGAACCCCACCGGGGGCAAATCCCATACAAGCGGGAGGAGGAATTCCAAAAAACCTTGAGCCTTCCATTAACGAGATTATGCGAAAAGGGAACTTGGAGGGTTCGGTTGCAGCCTACAAGGCTGCTACTAGATCGCTGGAATCCACAACGGAAAAACTAGCGGCTATGTCTGCGAGAATGGAAAACTCAAATTCGGACTTGGTGTTACTTGCATTGGTGGGAGGTGCAACGGCTGTTTGGGCCGATTCGACGCTCAAAACGAGGAAAAGGGAGGGGCTAGAAAGAAAAGAGGCATCTAGAGTAACGAGAACAAAAGAGTCACAGATTTGGGATCTTCGGAATAAGGGACTCGAAATCGGTGCATGGATGTCAGGTGCGTCTAGTTCCCCTCCTGTCTTTTTGGGAAGATAAAAGATGAAAGATCTTCCTGATATTAAAAGAGACAGGGCTTTCCGAATTCCTGGTGGTCGAAGATCCTACCATGAGTCGATTGAGTATATACGTAAAAGGGACGGCAATGCAGCAGCCTATGCTTTCGTCCACGCTGTCGAGGATAACATTAGACCGGACCTTAGAAGAGACCTTGCTCCGATCTTGGCGGGTGTAAGAAATGCAGAAGGTGGAAGAAGGGGTCGGCAATACGGAGTCCTAGATGTAGGTGCTTTGGAGATAAAGTATACGGGGAAGGGTTCAGAAGATCCTCGGTTAAATACTATGTACAGACAACAAGCAGGTTGGGCAGCGGCTACCGTACAGAAAAACTGGGATAGATATGTAGAAGGAAAAGACAAGAAGGGTTTGGTTGATAGAAACAAAAAGCCCAGAGTCGTATATGGAAATCGGATCGACCCTTCAAAAAAACCTTTGAATGTGGCAGACTTCCTGCCCCTTTTCAGGCAGATATATGCCCCCCCAGATGTGAAAAACGATCCAGAAGATACGAACAAAGTTTGGCTAGGACACACCACATCTCGGACATCGCAAATTCAGGATAGGCAACGGGACTTCAACACAAAATACTTAGCGTCTTTTGAAGGTCAGGGTCGAAAGACAGATGCCCAGATTAAGGCCGAGCGTAAGGAATATAACAAAAAGTGGTTTAGTTTGGATCATCAGTAATGGATTGGGCTACTCAGGGAAGAACAACAGCGTCCATTGGTGCTGCTCGTCGAAGAGAAGATCGGCTAGGGAAAATCCCTCCCCAACCT